TGGAAAAAGATTAGGGTATTTAATCGAATTAGCAAAGAATATTAAAGAAGAAATTCACCTTATTGGTAAATGTGATATTGATTTACCAGGTAATATGATTAAACATGGTTATATTGAAAATCAAAAACAAATGTCTACTATAATTGGTGAATCACATTTGTTTATTTCCTTGTTTTACCGTGATGCTGGATCAAAGGTTACTTGTCAAGCTATTAAATGCGGTCTCCCGGTCCTATATGTGACCTCTGGTGGACTTAATGAGCTTGTGCGGGGTAATGGGGTATCTGTGAACGATGATACGTCTATAAGCTTTAGAAACAATGTACCGAGCTTGGATATGGATGAAATATTAGAAAAATATAATGAATTAAAAGATTCTTATGATTATAGAATAAAAAAATTCAGAGAAAGAGAACCATATTACCGTACATTAGAAAATTATTTTAATGTAATGGAAAACTATTTATAAAATATGTTTACTGTAATAACCCTTTATCCTATCATAATGATTAATATCTTCTCTATTTAAATATTGGAACAACTTAATAATTTCATTATCGGTGTGTTTACTCATTAATTCTTGGTAATGTGATTCACCCGCTGAAGTTTCTATATTAAGTGCTATTTCAAAAGATGCTTGTCTTGAAGGGTTTGATTTGAAAGTTTCAATAACTTCATCAATTTTTTTATTCAAATCAATCATTTCACCTATATTATCTAATATCATTCCTTCGGGTAGATCATTTATCTCCGCAAATTTAATCGTTGCTTTTAATAATGCAGCATGATTCAATTCTTCATTAGCTATTGTCCACCAAAAATCATAATCTTCTTTAAAATAATCAGAAAACACAAAATACAATTTAGCTGTATTTAATTCTATTTTTATTGATTCTTCTAAATATTTAATGACATCCATAATGACAAATTTTAATTTTTGTGTCAGTTGTGTCAAATAAAATAGGACAAAATGACATGTTAAGTATATATTAATATGATGGTATGGATTTTGATATATAAGCGTTAATTAAGACTAAATAAAAATAAAAACAAACAAAAACAAAGTAAAATTATGGAACATTTAACAAAAGAAACATTTAAAGAGAAAGTATTTAATTTCGAAGATAACAAAGATTGGAAGTTCGAAGGATCAAGACCAGCAGTAATAGATTTTTATGCTGAATGGTGTGGACCTTGTAAAACAATTGCACCAATTCTTGAAGAATTAGCAACCGAATATGATGGTAAAATTGACATATACAAAGTTAATACAGAAGATGAACATGAATTAGCTGGTATGTTTGGAATACAAAGTATTCCTTCAATCCTTTTCATCCCTATGGGTGAATTACCACAGATGGCTATGGGTGCATTACCTAAAGACACTTTTAAAACAGCATTCACAGATGTATTAAAAGTAGATTAAGGTAAATAATACATTTTAAAAATGAGTATCTAATTAGATGCTCATTTTTTTTATATATACATTACAAAAGTAATTAATATCTATGAAAGTATTAAAATCATTCCGTCTTTTTTTAATATCTGAGGGGTTAACTGATCAGATGAAACCAAAATCAGATGATGCAGTAAGAAGTAGTTTAGCTAAATTAAATGTTGAAGATAAAATAATGAAGATTAAATCATTAGGGTTAGATAGTAGTTACCTTCCACCTAGAGAAGAAATTGAAAATTTTTTAAAAGATTTTAACACCCAAGAAATATTAGATAAAAATAAAGATTTAGGATTAGATAGTAGCTACCTTCCACCTAGAGAAGAAATCGAAGAATATTTATCAGATGATATTAGGGATAGGTTAAGAGATATTAAAAAATATAGTTTAGACGATACTTTTTTACCACCAAAAGAAAAAATTAAAAGCTTACTTTCAGATATGTCTATCTCAAATTGGATTCATAATGTTAGTGAATATGGTTTAAGTAGATCATTCTTACCAACAAGTTCATATATAGAAAGCATAATGAAAGAAAAATATGAAGATGATGAAGATTTAAAAATCAAAGCAGAAGCATTATTAAAATTTTTAAAAGATGAAAATAATGTAGATGATGATATGACAATTTATTGGTTAGAACCTGAAAGTTATAGTTTTTATGGTATGTCACAATTTACAAATTTAAAAGGTTCAAAATATGAATCATATGCTGTAGGTGATGATGATGAAGCAGATAAAGCTTTCGATGAATATCAAGATGGTATAATGGATGAATTAGGTATGGATTCATTTTCACCAGGTTTTATTGAAAATTATATTGACGGTGAAAGATTTGCTGAATATTTTATGGAAGGTGAAGAAGATCATTACAGGGATGAATGGAGTAATTATGGTATTGAAGGTGTATTGATTTCAAGTGCAGAAAAAGAAATTGAAGAAAAAGAAGAAGAAAAAGCTAAATTAGAAGAAGAACGAGATAATTTAGATTCAAGTGATGAAGGTGCTGATGAATTAGATGAACAAATAGAAGAATTAGAAACTGAAATTGAAGATATTAGAGAAGATGAAGATAATATGGAAGTTGACGAAGATGATTTAGAACGATTTATGAGTGATAAAAAAGATGAATTAGCAAACGATCCTGTTGATTATCTAAAAAATCATCTTGGATATGAAGGAAAAGCACTTAATGATATGCTTGAAGATTTTATTGATATGGATGAAGTAAAAGATGCTGTTAAAAGTTCAGATGGTAGAGGACATTCATTAGCTGGATATGATGGTGAAGAAAATGAAATCCAATATAATGATACCTGGTATTATATTTATCGAACAAACTAAAACAAAAAAGGGAAGTGATTAGCTTCCCTTTTTTTTTATTTTTGTATAGACCTTTTATGTTCTATTACTTGCTTTCGTGCAACTTTACATTGTTTTGATACTGTTGCTAATGTTTTTCTTAATCTAGTAGCTGCGGCTTTATTATCTCGTTCATATACTTTTATATAATCTAACTTTGCTTCTTCTAATAGTTCTTGCAATTCTTCTAAAGTTATTATGTGTTCCATTCTTTATTATTTATTTTATATTATATATTAGAATAAAAAAGTTCAAAACTACAAATAATAATAAAAAAAACCACTATAAATCTTTATTTATAGTGGTTTCCGAAAGGAAGTGACTAATTTTCTTAATCACACTTAGACCAGTTACAATCTAAACAAGTTTTACAACCTTCTTTGTATACTATGTTATGTGAATGACATTCAGGACATTCTTCACCAGAAATCTTAGTACCGTCTTTGATGTATTTCTTAATCATACGCTTCACACCATTTCTCCAACTAGCAATTATTTCAGAATCACCAAAATCTAGTTTATCTAATAATGCCATTAAGTTTGGAAGTGGCATACCGTGTCTTAGTATTCCGGATACTAATCTACCAGTATTCCAAAATTCACGATTGAAAGCTCTTGATAGTCCTCTGAATTCTTGTGGGTATCCATCTTTATCAATATATTTTAAATCATATCTTGAATGACCATCAGTTTCAGCATTTTTCTTTTTAACGATCTCACCAGATTCAATATAATTTGGTATGTTAACAGATTCTTGTAAACCTGTAAAAATTTCATACGGTCTATTATCTAAAAGTCCTAAGAAACCAATCCATTTTTCACCTTTATTAGTAAAACGAATTACATCACATTGTAATGATTTAGGTCTACTAGGTGCATTATTTTCTTGGAATACATTAGGTTTCTTTTCAACTTTAGATATTAAAACACCACTTCTTGACCCATCACGGTAAACTGTTATACCTTTACAACCAAATTTCCAACCAGCTTCATATACTTTACCTACTAATTCTTCGGTTACATTGTTTGGAAGATTAACTGTTACTGAAATAGAATGGTCAACCCATTTTTGGATTTTACCTTGCATTTCTACTTTCTCTAACCAATTAACATCATTAGAAGTTGCACCGAAATAAGGTGAAGCTTCAATAATAGGTTGTATTTCTGCTGCTTTCATATGTTCTAATTCATCTACATTATAACCTTTTAGAGCTGCCCAAACTTTAAATTTAGGATGGAAAACATTATATTCTTCCCAATGATCACCTACTTCATCAACGAAATTTGATTTATTTGATTTGTCATTAGGGTTAATCTTTCTTCTTCTTGTATATACTGGTAAGAAAACAGGTTCAATCCCTGATGTTGTTTGTGTCATAATGGAAACTGAACCCGTTGGTGCAATTGTAAGAAGTGCAATATTTCTTCTTCCCGTTTTCATATACATATCCTGATATTCTTTTGGAAGTTCTTTCCATACCCTTTGCATAAATGGGTTTTCAAATTCCTTATCAAAATCCCATACATCAAATGCACCACGTTCATTAGCCATAGTAATAGATGACTTATATGCACTAACTGCTAAAGTTTTATGTACTTTTACAGAGAACTCAGTAGCATCTTTTGTACCATATTTAAAACCAAGTGCAGCTAACATATCACCTTCTGCAGTAATCCCTAAACCTGTTCTTCTTCCTTGGTGTGATTTTTCTTTAATTTTTTCCCATAGTCTAATTTCTACAGCTTTAATTTCATCCGGTTCAGGATCAGTTTTAATTTTTTCAAGTATCTTATCAACCTTTTCGATTTCCAGGTCCACGATATCATCCATAAATCGTTGTGCATATTGTGTATGTTCTGAAAATAATTCAAAATCAAAAGTAGCATTATCTTCAAATGGATTTGTTACATATGAATATAAATTAATCGCTAAAAGTCTACAAGAATCATATGGACATAATGGAATTTCACCACATGGGTTTGTTGATGTTGTTGTGAATCCATGTTCAGGATACATATCAGGTATTGATTCCCTTTGTACTGTATCCCAAAACAAAATACCAGGTTCAGCAGATTTCCACGCATTGTGTACAATCTTCTTCCATAATTTCCCTGCATCTATTTCTTTTGTATATTGTGGTTCTTTTGAACCAATAGGAAATTTTTGTGTATATGGGTTTCCGTTTAAAACACAATTCATAAATTCATCATTTATTCTAACGGACACATTAGCACCTGTAACTTTTCCTTTTGTCATTTTTGCATCAATAAAATCTTCTGCATCTGGATGTTCAACGGAAATTGATAACATCAATGCACCCCTTCTTCCATCCTGTGCAACTTCCCTAGTAGAATTAGAATATCTTTCCATAAATGGAACTACACCTGTTGATGTGAGTGCGGAGTTTTTAACTGGTGATTTATTAGGTCTAATGTGACTTAGATCGTGTCCTACACCACCTCTACGCTTCATTAACTGTACCTGTTCTTGATCAATCTCCATTATACCACCATAACTATCAGATTGGTTTCCGACTACAAAGCAATTGGATAATGATACTACTTGCATATTATTACCAATTCCTGACATTGGACTTCCTTGAGGTATAATATATTTAAAATCTTTTAATAAATCAAATATTTTATCTTTCGATAGTGGGTTTGGATATTTCTCTTCAATCCTATTTAGTTCTGAAGCAAGTCTATTATGCATATCATTTGGTGTTAATTCATAAATATTATCATCCGAATCTTTTAATGCGTATTTATTGATCCACACATCTCTTGATAGTGTATCATTTTTAAAATATTTTATGGCTTCCTTTTCAACTTCTTTTCTATTGTAACTGTTCATTCTTTTTGTTCTTTTTATTTTTATAGAAAGTTTATCCCATCTAAATCTTTCAAATAACCTCTTTGGGTTAGTTCCTTTATTATAATAGTAGCAGGTCTTTTGTCTAATAATTTAAACATATTGAATATATTATCAGTAAAATAATACGACAATTCAACAAAAATTTCAGATTTAGTGTATCTAAATCCTAATTCTTTTAATAAAAGGTTGTAATAATTATTAAAGGTTTCTTTATTAGGTTTTCTCCTATTTTGTTTAAAGTCTAAGTCTGTTTTATCATTTAGAACTTCATAAACATCTTTTGTTAAATTGTTTTGGTCGAGACTATTAGAATATTGTTCAGATTCATAATCGAAAAAAGTTGATATATCGCCATAATCATCTTGTTCTAATCCGTATCCATCTTCATCTGGTTTTTTATCTAGTTTACCTTTGAAAATAGTATCTCTTTTTAACCTGTGTTTTCCTTCTTGTCTGTGTTTGTTTGTATTTAAATGATATAATAAATCAAACTTTTCTTCTTTTGTGGGTGTGTTTTCGATATAATTGTCGTAATCTTCTTCCGATTCATCAGATTCACCATCAAAATTATCATCTTCGATATCATAATCTTCTTCTGATATTTCATCATCTTCTGATATTTCATCATCTTCAATTATTTCAATATCTTCTATTTCATCCACATTAAATTTCTCGTTTTTCTTTTTATCATCAAAATCTATATAATTTTTATCTTTTGACATCTTTTATATTTTTTTTATTTTGATCCTAACAATATATCGTTATCCATTGTCAGATATTTATTATTGAAATCAAATTTTATCTGTTCTTCGTGATGTTCTCCATCTCTTAATTTCAATATTTTTAATTTGTAGATATTTTCCTTTTTCATTTGGGAATTTCTAATAATTGCCCACACACTATCTGCTGATTCAGCAATTGCTTTACTTTCTGGTATATCATCAAGGTTGATATCTGACGCACCCCATACGGATTTATCTGTTTGTGTAGCTGTTATCATACATATATCATACTTATCACCAATCCTTCTTAATCCTTCAGCTAAATGCTTTCCTTTTAAGTATAACATTGTATCTAATCCATAACCCTTTTCAATTGACATAAGATTAATATAATCAATAAGCATAACATCAATCTTAATTCGTTTTGTTTCTTCGAATTTTTTAATAAAGTTTTCTAAATCAGTAACAGTACAATCACTTGTTGGATACTTTTTAATAAATAATCTACCTGGTTTTCCACCATCAAAAAGTTGATTCGCTGGTGTGAGATTTTTAACTTCGTTAATTTTCCTCTTCATATACATTGCATCTTTACTTAAAGTATCATAATCATCAATAGGGATTTTTAATCGCATAGCACCCATACGTTTTATACACTTTCTAGCTGACATTTCCAATGTTACAAATACAACATTATATCCCATATCAGTTAATTTAGCCGCTATGTTCTGTAACCACATTGATTTACCAACATTAGTTTCACCCATTATTATATTGAATGTAGAGTGATCCCAACCACCACCCATAATCTTATCTATATTAGACCAACCACTAGGCATTTTTCTCTCTGAAATAAGTTGTTTATGGGATTCGGGTTCATCAAAATCATCACCTAAATCATCATCATCATTTCCTAAAGCATCAATTTCTGCAAATTTATCTTTAAGTCTCAATGCAATATCCATTACATTTTCATAATTGATTTCATCCATTCCTTGTATTAAATCAATTGATTCTTTTAACTGATCCCTAGTATGTTTAGATACTTTCCAAGATTTGAATCTTGTTAATAACCATTCATCTTCGTATGCAGATAAATCTTCTTTTAATAAAATTTTAAGTGATTCCTTTGTTACCTTTTTTTCCGTATCAATTAATGATACCATTGTCCATATTTGTGCAGGGGAAGGTACAACTTTATTTGTAGCAGTTGTATATTCGGTTCTTATCGTATCATATACAATTCGAATTTGTTCATTTACAAAAAAGTGTGGTTTTACTTTATAAAATTGTTCTGGTTCATTTAGAATTTTAGCAAAAAAAGCTTTCTCTAAATTCACATTAGCAGCATCAGCCATTAAGTTTCTAATTATTTTTTATGATTTAAAATAAATCATCATTGTCGATTTCATCAAAATCCTTATCTTCTATTATTTCATCTTTCTCCATTTTTTCGACAAAACTTTGTTGTTCTTCGAAAGAAGAATAATCAAAATACTTGTAAATGATTGGTTCTAATGCTTCAAGAACTTCTTGTGTGAAAACTTCTGGTGTATAAAGTTGTTTTTCGAAAAACGACTTATCTAAATGTCTTACATACCAACGTGTTCCACCTGGATTAAGACCGATAACACCATCTTCTTCAGATTTCTTTCCTTTTGCTATTCCAACCTTTTCGAAATTTTCTGGTGTACAGAAATATTCTAATCCTTTAAATTTGTTTGTACCATATTCATGATCAATTTCAAATTTAACTTTCTTTGGTTTAGCTATACGATTCTTTCTTGATTGTGCTGTAACAATAACACCAGATGAATTTAAATCCATTTCATCTTCTCTACCTGTTTTTAATTTAGCAGTAGAAAGGAACACAATAGTTGAAGCTGAATATTCAGCACCTTTACCACCACTCATAATTTGAATAGGGAAGAATGCAGTAGTATCTTCATATGTGTGGTTTGTTGCAATCATAGGAATACCAAGATAACCTAAGTCAGAATTAATAACCCTAAACAATTGTTTAATGGATTTTGCTCTGGTCATATCTTGCTTATTCTTACCATCAAGTGCATCTTGCTTTTCTTTTTCTGATGCTAACTGTCCAATAGAATCTAAAAAGATAACAACTTCTGGGATTTCTGCACCATCATCTTTAGCGGTTTTAAGACCATCTAAAAATTTAGTTAAAAAGATTTTTAAATCTTCTACTTTATTAGAAGAAATTAATTTAAGATTATCTACATTCGTATCTAATCCAAATCCTTGTAATACTTGTCTACTGACAGAATGTTCCGTATCAATAAATAAAATAAATTTACCTGCTTTTTGCGCGTTTCGTGCAATATTATAAATTAGATAAGATTTACCTGTATTTGGTGGACCTGCGAAAATAGTAATTCTATCATCACATACACCACCCGAAAGGATGCTTTTAGATAATAAAGCATTCATAATATAAATATCAGTATTTATATATCCTTGCTCTGTACTATCTTCAATTATGATCTTTGTTTCATCGGAAATTTTGTCAATTAACTGTGACATTTGAGAAACCGAAAATGATTTCTTCTTGCTTGATTTAGCCATTTATGAAATATTATTTTTTTGAATCTTGATAGGTATCAGAATTCAATTACTAATTTTATATGAAAATCTATAAAAAGTTTATTGTTTTTAGATATTTCTTTTCACTATTTTTGTCAATTAGACTTAATGTAATCAATATATATTAAAAAAGAATCTAAAAGATTTGTATGGATTTTTACCTCGTTTTCACCAAAAATAGAAAAAGATTTGATAAGTATATAAAAGTCAATAAGATAAAGAATAAAGTTATTATAGATATAAAATTTCTACTTGATGATTATGAAGTAGATGACTATGAAACTTATAGAGAATATTTTAATTTAATTATTTATACACGTATTAAGCATTCAATGGACAAGAACAAAGATGTCTATTATATACCTAATTTTAGTAATAAAGACTTTGATATAGAAGAAGTGTTTAAAATAAAGAAAATACTTTCATCTAATAATATGAATTTTAACATTCTAATTTTTTATGATGAGTTTAAAGATAACGATTATATTAACCAATCTATATTGGAAAATATGAATATATTCGATGCTTCCCAAATACTCAAAAGTTACTAAATCAAATTTTATATATAATATAAATATTTTTATTTAAGTAGATTAAAATCAAATCAATTATATTTATGTTCGATGAAATGGGGTTTTTATTTGAAACGAGTAAGCAAATAGCAAACCAATTTAATACAAATCAAGATGCAAGTAGGAAAAACGAAAATGTTTCTTCCCAGGTAAAAAGTACCAATAACCCTGCACAATCAGTTAATAATAAAATTGAATATGATGAAACAGAGGAAGCTTGGAAATTCAACAAATATACCATTACTAATTCATCTATAAAAAATTACATTAAATCTAATGTGAATGCTGCATATGGTACAGCAGGTAAAAACCCATATATTGATTTATTAGAAACCTTTAATGGTGAAAATAACAAATCAAAAGCATTAAAAATAAAAGCATCCGATTTAACATACCTTAGAGATATTGGTGTATACCCAATAAACAGATTAATGATATTAAGAAGATTCCCTGAAGGTACAGTAGTTCCAGTTGATTTAACTGATTTACCTGTTGAACCAATTTCAACTGTTATAGGTTGGGTGAAACCTGAAAATGATTTATTAAATTTTAATGTTAATGAAGTTTGGAAAACACAAAGTAAATGGTTACACGTTTTAGCAAGAGAAATAATTCAAAAAGAATTTGGTTTTGATATCGGTGCAATCTTCCCAATCCCAGGATGGGGAACAGGTTTTATGTTTGGTTTACTTAAAGATATGGGATTAACTGATTATAGTGCAACTAATTTACCAATTGGTGATGCTAACCTATTAAGAGAAGGTATAACAAGAGCTCATGAAGAACAAGGTGTGTTATCTAACTTTACCTTTAATTTGGAAACAGTATATGAACAAAAATTTATCGGTGGGATTGATGCAGGTGCGGCAATGAGTGACATACTTACAACAATGCTAACAATGGGTACATCTAATATGAGATTTTTAGGTAAAGCAGGAAGTGCTATATCACGAAAGATTAATGAAGCTAATAATAACCCTTCTAATCCTGAAGGATGGAAGCAACTAATGGAATTAACAATTAAAACAGTAATTAAATCATTAAATTCTATAGTTTCAAAAGTAGTTGATAAAGGAGATGATGGAAATGTAGTCGAAACCGATACTACAGATACTTCAGCTAGAAAGAAAAGTAAAGAATTAGAAAAAGCAGAAGCACAACAAAAAACACTTGGAATTGTACAAAATTTCATTTCCGTTGTGTTAGCATCAACTATAGCAAGATACCAATGGCCTATTCGTGGAGCTCTGAATCAATTAACAGGTGAAGCAGCAACACCTTGGCATTTAACAATAGGTAATCCTTATGCACCATTGTTATCAATGAATAATATTAAAGTTACTAGTTTAGATGTTACAATGGGAAATGAATTAGCATATAATGATATGTCAAGGTATATGACCGTTAAAGTTAATCTAGAACAAGGTAGAAATATCGGTAAACAAGAAATAGAAAATATGTTCGGAATCGAATATAAAAGACAATACAAAAAAGTTTAATTATGGAATTTTACACATATAATAACACAAACCAAAAAGTATCCAAAGATGGTTACGTACTATATGATTTCTTCGAAAAAACTATGGTAAATGATATTGAAGCTATCTATAGTAAATATATAGTTCCAGAAGAATATGATAGTAGATTAGATTTAGTATGTAAACATATATATGGTAATACAAAATTTATGGAAGAAATGATGACACAAAATGGTATCATTAATCCTTTTTCTGTTAAAACAGGTGATGAAATATATTATGCTTATACATCTAATGAATTGGGTGTTTTATATAAAAGGGATGTAGAAACAAATGAAGAAACTAAGAAAAAGATATTAAATGTGAATAAAAGTAAATCTTCTAGACAAGACCCAAATGCATCATTACCACCCTCAATTAAACCAGGTAATCTAAAAGCAATTGATATAAATTATAACAAGAAGAAGATTACAATTATGAATAAATTCAAGTAATATGATAACAGTAATAGATAGACCAAGTATTAAATTAAAAGAAATTGATTTCCAATTAGTACAAAAAGGTAATAAAGACCCAAAAATTGAAGAATTTTCAAAAGATATTGGTCGCACACCTTATATCGAAATTGGTAAATTAGCTATAGAAGCGGATCAAACGATTATGCTTCAGTTATTTAATGACCAATTTCTACCTAGAATATATATTCAATTTAGGGATACATCAGGACAATTGATTGATCCATTGTTTCCTATTGATGATACAATTCTTAAAGTTTTTATTCAAGCTGATAGTGATATATTAATGCCAATTAGAATGGATTTCAAAATAACTGATATCAATCCTATTAAATCTAGACCAGGTGATAATTATGATGTTATTTTTGGTTTATCTGGAATTTTAGATGTTAGTTATTTATATCAAACATTTTTTACTTCACATAAAGATACTAGTTATAATGTATTAAAAACATTAGCTAAAGAAGCTGAACTTGGTTTTGCATCTAATATTGACAGTACAGATGATAGTATGGTATGGATAAATCCAGCAGATCAATATTTAGAATATATTCAAAATATTATAAAACATTCTTATAAGTCACAAGAATCTTTTATGTTTGCTTATGTAGATTTTTATTATAATTTGAATTATGTTGATATAGAAACAGCACTTTCCGAAGATATTGATGGTCAAACTGCAGTTTCAAGTGATAATTATTTTTTTAATACACCAAACGAAGAAGAACAAACAAAGGAGTTGATTTTAATGAATCATCCGGATGTAATGTCAACCAATACTTATATTGATAAATATGATTTGATAAATAGATCGACAGCTATTAATTTAGAAATAGGTTATTTATATTATTTATCATATTACGATACTGATGGAAACACATTATATAAACTTATATTAGATAGTATTTCTACACCAGGGAAAGATAATAATAGTATTATTATGAAAGGTGGGATCGGTGAAGTATCAGAAATGCAAAAATATTCTGCTGATGGTGAATACATGGGTAAAACAGATACAGATAATGTACATAAGTATTATTTATATTCAGCAAAACATAATGAAAATAATTTAAAATTTTTACAAAAAGTAAAATTAAAGATTACAATAAATAAAGCTAATTTCAATTTATACAGATTTCAAAAGCTTAAAGTTGATTTTTATAAGACTAACCAAATGGATAATGCTGATCTCCAAGGTGATAAAACACAAAAGCTTGATCAAAAATCTGTTGACGAAAAAGCAGGTATCATATCTGATGAAGATAAATTAAACCAAAGATTAAGTGGTGATTGGTTAATTACTGCTATTAATTACACATTTAATAAGAAGAGTGGCTTTGAACAAGAAGTAACGCTTGTTAAAAGGGAACTTAATTTTAATGATGATGATTTTGATCCTAATAAGACATATTAATATATAGATAAAAAATAAGAAATTAAAATGGGTGCAGATAATTTACCAGGAAGTCAATCTTCTAAGCAAATGCAAGAATTACTTGCAGCACAAACTGCTGCTAATGGTAATCCTGTGGATAATAATGTTCCTGCTTCTGATCCACCTACAACTAAGAAAACATTGGGTTATGCTGATGGATATGCACAATATACAGAAAGATATGGTGGACTAACTGAAGTTAACGGTGAATCTGTACGTGCAAGTGAAGTAACAAATGATAATGCTTATGCACAAGAAAAATCAGCACCATTATCTAAACAAGTAAATACCCAAGTAAATAATTTTAGAAATATATTTGGTTATAATAATTCAGATAGTAGAGAGGACCCAACGTTTATTATTTTTGATTTATATATGGATTATATTGATTCACCATTATTTAACAATGTAAATGGGTTTTTTAGTTCTTATTCTGATTCAATTCCTGAATTATCCGAAAGACCTGAAATGTATTCACAATTTGTAAATATGGTACAAAAGATATTCCCTGGTGATTTGAACCAAGAAGCGGGATATAAAAGACATTATATTAATTCAATTGGTGGATTAGATTTATTATTTAAAAAGATAGTTACATATCCGGAAGATGTATTAACATTTACTTTATCAGAAGATGTTACAATGTTAACACAATATATGTCTGAATTATATTCTAATTTAGTATATTCATATGATACACATAGATATCTTATTCCTGATAACCTATTGCGTTTTAATCTTACTATTATGTTTAGAGATGCAAGGGATATGGTTACAACTGAAGGTAAGTATGTAAATCAAGGTATATCAAAATTTGCATATGTATTACATGACTGTCAATTTGATTTTTTTAATTCAAGAAATTTTGGAAATGATGTGAAAGTATCTGGTTTTGACGGTGGTGCTACAACTACCCCTGCTTCACTAACATTTTCTATTAATTATAAATCTTATAGTAAAATTACAGGAGCACAAGCTATTGATAATGCAATTCCAATTGATTTAAGAGAAAGACTTAATTTAGATAGTGAAGGTTATGAAAGATTTAGTACTGATTATAATTCATTAGATGAACAAAAAGAAAAGACACAATTAGAAAAAGATGCAAATGCAGAAAGAAGTAATCCATTAAGTGATGGAGAAGGTAATGTTAGTACACTCTATCCTAAAAATTTACCTGCGGGTTCGAAGAAGAAAACTAAAGGACCAATAGGACAATATACTGAAAAATTAAAGAATTCGTTTACCGATGAAATTTCAGATGTAAGAAATGTATTAATTAATAAAGTGAAAGAAGAAGTAACTGTATTAAGTAGTCAAGCACAAAGATTTGTTAGTGATAAATTATTAGGTGGGTTAGATATACCTGGATTTAATGGTATAACTTTATCTAAAGTGAATGTTTATTATGATGATCCTTTCCAAGCAATTAATAAAGTAAGTTTCTTATTTGAAAAGTTCTTAGATAATGCTGTAGATGATTTAAAAAATAATGTTAGTGTTGATATTGATACTAATGCTGAAAAAGGTAGTAGGGTTAATATTTATTGGGATGAAGCAGGTGATACATTCGGTGAAAAAGCTGAAAATGCAGCTAAAAATGCATTTTACGGTGATACTGGACCGTTACCAAGAAATTCAAATCTTTATGGTGATGCACTTACAGAAGGAAAAGCACCATCAGGTGAAAGTAGACACGAAGATGGTTCATATAATGAAAAAGAACCTACAGGTGATTTACACGAAGATGGTGAATATAATGAAAAATACCCTGAAGGTATTGTACAACCAAAAGGTGAATATAACGAAAAATACCCAGATGGTGATTTACACGAAGATGGTCAATACAATCTTAAATTTCCTGGTGGAGATGTACATGAAGATGGTACTTATAATGAAAAGTATCCTGATGGGGATGTACATGAAGATGGTTCATATAACGAAAAATACCCAGATGGTGATACACACGAAGATGGTACATATAACGAAAAATATCCAGATGGTGACGTACACGAAGATGGAACTTATAACGAAAAAGAACCAAGTGGAAGTGTACAAGAAAAAGGAACATACAACGAAAAATATCCAAGTGGTGATGTTCACCCAGATGGACAATATAATTTAAAATTCCCAGACGGTGATGTACAACCAGATGGTGAATACAATCAAAAGTACCCTACAGGTGGAATAGATGGTGATTTACACGAAGATGGTGAATATCACGACAAAGAACCTAAAGGGGAAGTTTATAGTGCTGATGACTTAGTAGACGGTGTTAAAAAACCATCTGGTAATGTTTATGGTAGAATAGAAGAAGTAGAACCAAAAGAACCTGAAGGTGATGTTCATCCAGACGGTGAATACCACGACAAAGAACCTAAAGGTAATTTATATAAAAAAGATGATAATAGATAATGTTTACTGATACTGGTTATGTAGGTAAAATATATGTTGGTATAGTCGAAGATATTAACGACCCAAAAAGACTAGGTAGAGTCAAAGTGAGGGTTCAGTCCGTATTTGAAAGAATACCACTAGAACACATCCCTTGGTCGCATCCTTACACGGATTTGAATGGTAAATCATTCGAAATACCAGCATTGGGTAAAATCGTTAATGTTACATTCGAAAATGGTAATATGTATTCACCTTTTTATATTTCAACTGAAAAGTATAATATAAATTTACAAGATAAATTAGAATCATTAAGTGAAGAAGATTATAAAGGTTTTATAGCATTATTATTTGATCACCAAACTAGGATATATTCTGATAATGAACAGCTCACATTAGACTATCTGTTAAATAAATTAACAATAGATAAAGAAGGTATTAATTTAGAAATTAAAGATAATGCACAAAAGGTAACATTAGGAAGTAAGAATGCAGACCAACGAGTAATATTAGGTGAACACTTTTTATTAGATTGGTTTATGCAATTTGTAAAATTACTCTTAAATCCTGTAAATTTAACAGGAAATATGGGAGCTCCTGTATTAAAACCACAGATTGATGCACACTTATCTAAATTCTTAAAGGATGTAGGTAAAATGGTATCAAGTAATGTGTATGTAGTGGATAACAATAAAGTAGAAAAACTACAAAGGGATTCATCTACTTCAGGCATTGAACACGATGATACGGGATTTGTATACCCCGAAAATGATACAACAGGTAAAAAAACAAAGAAGTCAAAATAAATGGCAACTATAAAAAACCAAGAAACAGATTTAAGTTCAGTTGAAAGTGTTAATCTTGAAAATTCTGAAAAAGTTTCCAAAGAAACTAAAAAAGAAATACAAGAAGATACAAATACGAATAATGAAGAAGTTTCTGAAGCAAAACCTAAATTGATTATTAAAATTCCTAAACCGTTTGGTTTGGGGTATTGGATTATTGATTTATCTAAATTATTAGGTAATTTACTTAAAGGTTTATTAGCTGCGGTTGTTGCTATTATTCTTGCTAAAATAGCGGAAGCATTAACAAACTTTATACAAGCTAAAATAGATAAAGGTTTAGATGCTAATAATTTATCTCAAAGTGATATAGATGCTGGACTTAATGAATTAAATACAAAAGCTTTGATCGAAGAATCACAATCCGAATATAATAAAAGTTTATTAAATAATAATTCGACAATAGATATTAATATAGGTGACGGAAAAGTTACAGATGTTTATAGTCAAGCAAATAAAAATAAAAAGAATATATCTAATAAAAATAAATATTCTATTGATAGAAGAAATAGAAAAGATATTCTTGAATCAGAAGTTGTAAGTGAAAGAGATGGTAGTAATAATAGAAATCTTAAACTTATGAAGAATCCTAATTATGGGGTTTATTTAGATTAAAAAAGATCGTTTTGCATAATTTCCATCAAATTCCATATACCTTGTTTCGTACCATCAATAGTAACATCATATAAACTAAACACATTATTTTGTTGTGGTGTTTGATTCATATACCCGGTATCATTTAATAATTCGTCAAAATCTGATTGATGTTTTAAATAAAAATTAAAAATATCATTATCTTCGATTAGTTCATCTATCATATCAGCATCTTTACCTGTTGTAATATAATCTGTAAAAAAAGTATTTAAATCTTCCTTTTTAACTTCTTCACTAGCTGCTGTTTCAAGTGTATCATTTATTAAAACTAATAAATCCATTTTTAATTCAGGGAATGAATCACCTACTTGTTCTTCCATTTCAGTCATATCAAGTGCTTCGTTTAAATAAGTTGAAAAATTTCTAATCTGCATAACAATAATTTATTTTTATTTATATATTAAATATCATAACCAAAACTAACATTAGTTACATCCATGTTTTCAAAGATACCACCACTAATAGTACCATCAAGAAACTGTCCATTTTTCCAAATACAATCAGTAATATGTCCTCTTTTCCATATGATGTCATATATTATACCCGAATAAAATCTACCTGTTAACCAATTACCACTATAGAAACACCCACCAAACCATTCACCGTTTGTAAATGTACCACCATACCATTTGGATAAGCTATGATCTAATGATGGTTTAGTAACACCATCCACTACATTTAATCCAGAATGAAATTGTCCATTTGAAAACGTACCGTCATACCAAGTAGCTCCACTTCCTTTATAATTTAATCCAAATCTTGTTGATGATGTATCTTCATTAGTTGATAATGTACCATTATACCAATTACCATTAGAAAAATCACCCCCTAAAAAGAATCCATTGTACCAATCACCTATTAAGAAATCCCCACTATACCAATTCCCATTATACCATATAATATTGTTTGCAAAATCATTATAGAAATTTCCGTCTTTAAAGAAAGCTGTATTTATTAATCCACCATTAAAAACACCACCTTCAAAAGTAGCAGTTCTTAATGTGAACCAAGTTAACCCTGTTACGATTTCTTGTGTTATACCTGTTGTGTATGTGAATCCTGTTGGACAAGTAGTACCTGTGGTTTCGTATATTGATGCTCCACTTGTACAATATCCAGTTATACCTGTTACTGTTGAATCTGTTACAGCTTGATAAACAAATGTTTCACCACTAATTTCATAATCTTCTATGTTACTTATAATCCATTCTTTGTCTATTTCATATGGTATATCTAAGTCATCTTCGTTTTTGATTTGTCCAAATATCCCGTAATGAAATGTTCCACCTTCGAATTCACCAGCTTTAAATCTTGTTTTAGTAATGTCTTGTCTATTTATTGTTAAAATTCCTAATAGTGATGAACGCATATCAATATCATAACTGTACATATCACCTGCTTTCCATCTTCCGTTTAAGAATTCACCTGAGTACCAAGTTCCTCCTTCCCAAGTTCCACATACCCAAGTTCCTGAAAACCAAACAAGACCATTTTCATCTTCACCTATAATAGCATCTTCCATCTGTGCATTAAATAACCAATTATACTTTATCTTTACAGTATCTAGATTTAATCCACCGACCATTTTGAATTTCTCTTTATTAAAATCAACACTACTTATATCAAGGGTTATAATATTGTCGCCCATTATTTCATTTTATTTTTATTATATATTTTATGCTACTGTTTCAATTTGTTCTAATGTTATATTCGTTATTGTGGCTACCAAAGTATCAGTTCCTACATAACCAGCTTCAACATAAACAGAAATATTAGCACTTGTACCATGTCCGTAACCACCAAAAATTTCATATATATCTTCATCTGTACTGGATTTAGCATAAGCTTGACATATTGATATTGTTGAAGATGTAGCACCAAATTCGAATTCCCATAAAGATAAATCACCATTAGACATAGTTATATCACTAGCTCCAATATAATCCGTTCCTTTTCTAATAGTTACTTTAACAGAATCGGGAGTGGCATTTGTACTGTAATGCAACCAAAATTTAAGTCTATATACTTTGTTACTATAATTTCTCAAATATTCAAGATGTGTCATACTAATTGTAAATATATTAACTTCCGCATAATTTATAGTCATCGCACGTGTCAATGTTTTTTCAGCATATAAACAAGTCGTAATTTCATTACCTCTTGCTGTTATTGCATTTGTAGTTGATGCTCCTATATGAATATCACCATCACTCCCCGCGACTGCTCCTGTACCACCAGCTCCTGCATTAATATAAACATTTCCACCATCACCACCATTATCACCTGATCCACTTCCACCGTTACCACCGATTCCACCGTTTAATCGTAGAGCTCCACCCCATCCACCATCACTTATTAATCCGTTTCCAGCTCTCCCACCGTTAATTATAGTCTCACCACCAGCACCACCATTACCACCACTCGGGTTATTTCCAGCACCCCCTCGACCACCTTCAACAGTAACAACACCTCCTCTTGCACCATCACCATAACTAGATATAAGTCTTGTACTACCTGCACCACCTATTATATCTAAATCACCACCATAGTAAGTAGTACCATAAGTAGAATCATTAGTTTGACCTCTTAATGTTAATTTTCTTGGTACATCATGATCTTGTATAGCTATTACTTGATTCCCAAAAGCAGATGCACCAGCAAACATTAAATTTATAGAATCAACTGTACCGTAATTTGCTATTGTAACAGTTGATCCTCTTAACACTACTTCATTTGTAGCAGCAGAACCTAAATTAACACCTGCACTAACATCAATTGATCCATTTATATCTGCTGCACCCGCAACCTGTATACCAGCCGATGTAGTTAGAAATTTTGCTGAACCATTATAATATAAATATGCTGAACCATCAGGATTACCTTGAAACATCATTCGATCAACTCCACCTATATCGTTAGCTCTAAGATATATTTCACCCCCATTAACATCATTATCAATAAAGAGTACTGTTCCATTATGAGATATTCTACTATTACTACTTCCACCAATGAATATATCACTATTAGCATTTAATGTACCACCAACATCTAATGTTGAAGATATTAGAGCATTACCAACTACATCTAAATTATATGTTGGGTTTTGTTTATTTATACCTACATAATATGTTGCTAAAGAATTATAAACTATAACATCCTTATCTGTCGGTGTAAATGTTGTACCTGATGCCCAATGACCTACAGCATGTAATGCTATTTCAGTATCTACATATTCTCTGTGTGTAATAGCAGAATAAGTGGTAATAGGTACAATTGATGTGTAACTTGCTACACCTGTAAATAATGTCGTAGATGTTATACCTAAAGTACCAGTAATTGTAGTATTCCCTGCACCTAAAGTACCAGTTATTGTCGTATCACCTGCATTTAAATTACCCGATATTGATATAGTACTACCACTAATTAATCCTTCTACAGTCATTGGTGTACCAATTGTAGCTAATGATGTTGAAAATATACTTTCATAAGTAGATGAATTATATACATTTGGTCTTATATATACTGTACCAACTGCACCTGTACCCAAATAAAGAGAATTATCAGATGATTTAAATATTTCTTCAGCTTGTATTATACCACTAGAACCAATTGCACCATCAACTTCTAATTTAAAAGAACCACTAGGTATAGTTCCAATACCAAAGTCACCAACATTAAAATAACTATCACCCACTGCTGATATTTTAGTGTTTATTGTTCCACCGTCATCTGTATATCCTTGAATATAACCATCTGTGTTCGATGAATATGTTTTCCACCTTAATGTTTCAACACCTGGACCAGTTAACCAATGTAAATCTAGTGTACTTGTTAAAGCTGCACCTGTTGTTGTTTTTGGTCCAACTTTTAATATCGAATTACTATCACCATTACTCCCTAATCCTAATGTGCTTCCATTCCAACTTATCCATTTACTAGTAGAATGACCATCTAATTGTAAAAGTGTTCCATCTAATAATGCATAATTAATTGTAACTGTTGTATCAAATGTAGGTGTTATAAATTTTTCGTTAAAAATCTTTTCAAGTGCTTCATCGACATTACCCAATGAAGTATAAGTCGAATTATCATATAATACAGCATTTGCATAAATTG